TGAATGTCGCCGTCCTCGTTCTGGCCGACCAGTTCGAACCCGTTTGTCGCCTGTCTCGTTACCGTTGTCATTCTCAAGCCCTTCCTTCCGCTTACAGGTGAAGCATAGCAGAAAGATAACTGAGTTGCCTAGTCCCCGGCACAAGAAAGGGCCGCCCGAAGACGGCCCCTGAGACTGCGGCGCGGGAGGCTACTCTGCTTCGCCCGCTGCGCTCTCGTCTGCGTTGTCATTTCCAGCCTTCGGCGGATCCTTCTTCGAAGCGTCGGGCTGCGCGTCCTCCCCTTCGCCGTCCGGACCTCCCCACGGCTTGTCAGCCGCCTCGTCAGTCTCACCGAAAATACTGTTGTAGATCCGGGAGAGTGAGTTCAGCGAAGCGGGCTTCCCGTCAATCTCAATTCCGTGATCTTCCGGGTAAGCGTTCTCGCTTGCGGGTCCGTCGAACGGGTCTAGGTTCTTCAGGCTCATGGAGTCATCGCTTCCTTCCGTTGTTTCCGGTACAAGCCCATGATAACAGACTTATCCACTTGCGAGCAGGTCGGCGGGAAAGTCTTTCATCTTGCCGTCCGGACCTTCGATCCTCGGAAGCGGCCGGGCGACCCCCGGCTCGTCAAGCTGCCGCTGAATCTCAAGCGCCTGACCTTCGGGACCGTCGGCCCGCGAAAGAAACAGATCGAACTTTGCCTGATTGAGAATCTGAATCTGCTTGTCCCCCGGTCGGCGACGGGCGATCAGTTCCATGCTCGTTTCGTTATCCCAAAGTTCAACGGGAAGGTCATGCTCGTCGGCGATCTCAAGGAAGGGGAGGAAGCCTTTGGCGACCTGCTTGTGTCCGTCTTCTACGACCGGCGGATCGACCGTTCGGTACGGCGGTTTCTTTGACCGCTTGAGCGCCCGTTCCTGCGCCGCTTCGAAGCTGATTGTCACCCCGGCCGCGGTCGGCGAATAGCCGTGTTCGTCCTTCGCCTTGACAATGCCGTCCCACCACTTCGCCTTCATCCCGAGTCCGTCCATCGTGAAGGCTCGATCGCCTGCGATCGCCGCTGCGAGCGTATCCTTCGCGATCTGAGACGATTCTTCGTGGACCCGGGCGGCCGGGGTCAGGTCAACGTCCGACCCCGCTTCCAGCAGTTTCCGGTTCTCGGCCGTGAGCGCATTGAACTCCGGGTTCGTTTCCTTGCCGATCCGGTCCGGGTCAATGTCCATGAAGTTGTCGTCTTCGTGCAGTAGCTCGCTTTCGCCGCCTCGCTTGATCCCGCCCTTGCCGCCTGCCGGGCCTCCGAACAGAAAGACCGCCCGCTTTTCTTTGCCCTCCGGGATAGCGTCGGTCTCATTGACCAGCGCGGCCGAGATCTCGGCGTGGTACTCCATACGCGGCGGATCGTGGAACTCAAGCCCCTTGCCCGCTTCAAGCCCGTTTCCGTATTCTCTGTGTGTCGAGTGCTTCACGTCGAACCCCGTATTGCCCGCTTTCGCGTCGGCTATTGATTTCTGAAGGAAGACCACCTTGCGGGCCTCAAAATTGGCGGCGTTAGCCTCGCCGATCTGATTCAGCCGCGTTTCGATCTTAGCCTGTCGCGGTTCCTTCGGCCCGGTCCTTTCTTTGGTCTTCTTGTCGAACCCCCGGCCCGTTGACGCGAGCGTATCCCGAACGACCGAAGGCTGCGGCGTCCCGACCGCGGCGGCGACTACCGCTGCGCCCTTGACCTTCCGTTCCTTGCCGTCCGGCCCCTTGATACTGAAGCTGTCCGGCTCGTTCGGGACGGACTTGATCGTGTGATTGTCTGGCACCTTGACGTCGATCCGTGTTCGTGTATGCGACGGATCCCCGAGATCCTTGAGCGCCCCGACCAGCTCTCGCCAGAATGGCTTGACCCGGGTTCCGTCGTCCCGAATGTAGCCGCCGACGTGACTGCGGTATTCATTCAGCAGATCCAGTTCAAAGTCTGCGATCTCGATCGAGTCGGCCCGGTAGGGCAAGGCGGCCAGCATGTTCCGATCGGTGCCCGGGTGCTTGACCAAAGCCTCCCGAAGTTCCAGTTCCTCGGCGATCGCGAGTTCGTGCCCGTGGTGCTTTTCGACGTAGGACAGGATCGGGGCGGCCAGACTCATAGCCTCGGCCTCTGACGGCACCCCTCCCGCGCCCATACGGCCGGAAGACAACGCCTCGCCGTAGGACAGAAGGCGGCACTTACAGCCGACGTGAAGCGGCGGTGCGAGACGTTCCAGCACGGCCCACGGCCAGAACTTACCGTTCAGCGCCACACAATCGGGAGTGTGTTCCACGGTCGGCCCGAGAATCCAGAATGCGCCCTGCGGGGATTCCTCCCGTAGAACCTCGCGGTCGATCGCTGCGAAGACCCTCTCGCCCGCGGCCATCGCCCGTTGCCGGGAGTAGTTTTGCTCGCGACGGACGGCCGACTCAAGCGCCGCCTGTCGAGCGGACGTGTCCGGAGCCTTGACCCCGATCCCGACCGCGGTTCGAAGCCGCCCGGCGGACCGCTTGCGGAACTCGTCCTCGTAGGCGTCTTCCAGCCGGAGCGCCTTTTCAATGTCGGATTCCTTCTGACCGGCGGCCAGCGCGGCCTCGCGGATCAGTACCCGGCGGCGACGTGCCAGACGACGCATCGCTGCGGTGACACTCGCGACGATCGCCGACGCGACCGCGGTGTTCCCGGCGGCCAGCGCCCCGGCCCCGGCGGCCCCTCCCCCGGCTGCGGCGGCGGGCGGTGCGGCGGATCCTGCGGCGATCGCTGCGGCGGCCAGCGCGGTTGCCCCTGCGGTCGGTTGACCTGTTGGCTGATTCCTCTTTTGGGCCATGCCTACCTGTCCATTCGTGTCTTTACCGGAGCGCCGCCCCTGAGCATCGCGCCCGGGTCGTCAATGAGTTCGGCGAACTCGCGATCCACGTCGTCTCTGAGTCTTCGCATCAGCGGGGCCGCGTCGTCTCTCAAGCCTTCGCTGACTGCGCCGCCCCCGCCCATTTCCCGCGACGGCGGGGTTGACCGGCGGGCCTCGCCGTACTGAGACTGCTGATCGTTCGGCTTGCCGTTCGGATTGTTGGGATCCTGCTGTCCCGGATCCCGTCCCTGCGGTTGTCCCGGATCCTGTCCGGGCGGCTGACCCGGCTGACCCTGCTGACCCTGCTGTTGCGCCGCCGCCTCGGCCTCGGCCTTCGCCTTCTTCGCCTCGTCCATGATCTCGGTAACGGCCCGGGCCGGGTCTTCGACCTGAAGGCCGTGACGGAACAGGAAGTCGAGCAATTTTTCCCGGAGCGCCGGGTTCGACATTTCGGGGTCGTAGCTGTTGACGACCTGAGTGACCATGCTCGCAACGTCGGGCAGGTTGCGGCGGCCGGGGTACGGCATTTCGAAGTTGTAGGACAGGTCGAGTCCCGACCGGCGCTCCATTTCTTCCTGATCTTCCTCGTAGACCAGTTCGGCGGCCGGACGGCGGTCGTCGCCCATCGCGAAGTACCCGCCAAGCTCGCCCGCGTGGAAGGCCGCGTCGATCGCCCGGTTGACGAACCAGCGGAATATTTCTTCGAAGGTTTCCTGCCACGCCCCGACGGCCATGAGTGCCGGGAGTTCCAGCGTGGTCGCGGTCGCCATGTTCGTAGACGAAGCATCCCCGAGCCAATGCTGACCGAACTGAGCCTGCGCGGCGATCGGTGCGCGAATGATCTGACCGTCCTGCTGCGCGGCCGCTGCGCCTGAGTTCAGCGACGTCGGCTGAAGGCTGTCGGATTCGTTCTGCATCCAGAGACTCGCGGCCGGTGGCGGGGCGGCTGACCTGTCCGGGTCCGTGTTCACCCCGGCCGTATCCACGGCCTCGGTCCGACGGCGGAAGCGGGCGGCGGCCAGATCCCCGGTCTGCTTCAGGACCGACTGCGCCGACTTCATGACCTGCTTGCGGCCGCCCTTGACGGTCCGGGTCGCAATGATCGACGCGGCGGCCTGCGCCATGCTGACCCGGGCCTCCGTAAATTGATTCATTGCGCTGAAGTAGCGCAGGACTCTCGCCCACGGGGGGACGCCCCATTGTGTCCGGCCGACCCGGTTGATCCGGAAGTGTTCGACCGCGCCCGGCGTCATTTTCTTCGCGGGCGGCTTGCGCTGTTTCTTCCCGAGTACGTCGTCGTCGGATTCGTCGTCGTCGGTGCCGTCCTCGGTGTCTGACCCGTCCCGGCGGCGTTCGTGGCGCTCGATCACGTCCACGTTGCGCCAATGCTTCAGATAGACGATCTTTTCGCGGCCATGCTCAAGGCCCGCGCTCGGGTCGGCTTCCCATTGATCGGTCTCGTAGTTCCACTCCCGGTTCGCCGTCGCGCTCGCGTAGTAAAGCGGCAATTCGTCGTCTTCTTCGTGGACAATTATCGACCGGATCTGATCGGGATTGCGGAACGCGATCCGGACCTTGCCGTTCGATTCAAAGATCGTCGGGAACAGGTTTGCCTGAGTCAGTAGCTCATTGCTCCGGTGCCGCTGCGCTTCGAAGCCGGTCAGTTTCTTCCGGTTGATCGGATCGTTCCACGCCCGGTCAATGATCCGCTGAAGTTTCTTGTCCTGCGCCTGCGGCTTCGGGATCCCTCGACCGAACGCAAAGTTCGACCGCATTTCCGCCTCGGCCCCGGCCAGCGGATCCCTGAGCAGGGCAACCTGCGACTTTCTCGCGAGGTCTCGACGTCTCATGGGGGTAATCCCCCCGGGTGAGTCCGGGCCTTCGGGAAGCTGATCCACGACCATCAGGGCAAGGTCTTCGGCAGAGTCGGCCATCGCCCGGGACTCGCCGTACTCTAGCTCCATGAGTCTGACGTCCTCGGCCGGGCGAACCGTGAGACCCGTCCAGTCTTCCACGGTCTCGGTCAAGCGTTCCCGGACTCGATCGGCGACGCCCATCAGCGAACGCCCTGCCGGACCGATTGAAGGATCTCGTCGGCGGTCCGGCCCCGTTCGCTCGCTTCGACCAGCCTGCGCTTCGACTCCCAGATCCGTTCTTTCTCGGCAAGCCAAGTCGGGCAGGCGGTGTAGTGCGGGGCGACGTCCTCGCTCCGCGGGTCGATCTGCGGAAGCCCTCGGCCGCAACAGAAGGCCGCCACGATCGGACCATCTTCGCGTAGCGTCAGGACCGGACTAGGCCCGGCTCCGATCTCGATAGGTCGATCGTTCTCAAGGGCCGCAGCGCCGCAAAGAATCGCGGGACCAGATCCCGGAGTTCCATCGACAGCGGTAGCGGCAGGGCAGACGGCGCGAAGTCTCACGCCCGAAGGATACCCCGCCCCCCCGTCACGTTCTCAGTTCAAGCTCGGCGGCCGCTTCGACAGCCTCGTCATAAGTCCCGAACTTGCCGACCTTTCTGTCAGGGTGACCCCGCCCCGTGTTCGTGAACAGGACGGTCTTCCCGTTCCGCACTTTCTCGACGGTCGTGTAGAAGGTGCCCTCCCACGTTGTCCGTCGGTAGCGGTGCCTGTCGCGGCGGTCGCGGCGGCCCGTAGGCCGCCACTTCATCGCAGCGATCGTGTCCTGAATCTGTCGGTCAGCTACCCCACGTTGACCACTTTCCTTTCCTGTCGGTGACAATTCCATTATAACAGATAACTGGCTTACTCGTCCCGGTTATCCGGTCGCGCATCTGACAGGTCTTCGACCACGCCCCGAAGAATCTGATCGGCCAACTCAAGCCGCGCCGCGATCGCCCCGGCCCTGAACCTCGCGGTGTCCGGCATCCCTCGGACTATCCCCTTGACCCGGTTGCGGATCTCGGCCAACTCCGGCCGCATCGCCTGACGTGCGTCTTTCTCGTCCGGCAGTTCGGACTCGCTTTCCATCGCTTGCCTTGCGCGAGTCATGCCCGGGCCTTCCGGTCTTCGACCACGCCGTCTTCAATCTCTTTCCAGCACCGGGGGCAGTAGGTACAGCGCGTGTACGGATCGCTTGCCATCCAGCCCTCGGGCGTGTGATCGCGAAAGTCGAGCGCGTCGAAGGTCGTCGTGATTAGGCCCATTGCGGTCCCGCGCAAACTCCCGGCCGGTAGACAATCGGACTGAGTGCCGAGCCGGATCGCTTCTACCCGGGCGACCGCGCCGCACTCGCAACTGAAGGTCAGCGTCGCCGAAACCCTCTCGTTTGACCCAATCATGCCCGGGCCTTCCTGTAGACCGCTTCAGATTCCAACAGTCGGGCTTCGTGTGCGACAGGGGTGTTCGGCTTGATCTGCGCCTTCACCGCGTCAGCCAGAGTGTCGGCGGCTTGGAGTCGGGCTGCCGACTTCTTGTTCACCCACTCCGAGACTTTGGCCCGCTCGACAAGCTCCGCTTCCAGTTCCTTGATCCGCTCGTCCTTCTCGGCTAGGGCTGCTTCGGCTTCGGATGCCCGGACCCAATGGTAGGGCCACCGTTCCTTGCCGGTGTCTCTCTCTGGGTTCTCTGGAAACGGACCCGCTGCGATACTCATCGCGTACCGCGTCAGGTCACTCATCGCTGTTCCCTTCGTCAGACCAGACCGTCCTCGGTACGTCGAAGACCGCGATCTCTGTCAGGTCAACTTCGACCACGGCTCCGGGGATCCTGTCTGCCACGGCGTCGGCGACCTGCGTCTCAAGTGCCCGGCCCCGCGCCTGTAGATCCTCGGCCGCTCCGTCGCTCGGGACCGTCAAAGTGACCCGGTAATCGTGGCGGACTGTCCCCCCGGGGATCCAGCCCTTCGGTGTCACGGGTGCCGGTGCCGGTGCCACCAGTACGTCGTCGTCACGCTGCTCGGTCTCGACTTCCGGCGTGGCCCCTTCCGGGATCGCCTCGGCGTTCGCCAGCACGATCCCCTGCGCCTCCCTGTCAAGCACTTCGCCTTCGAACAACTCCCGGACCCCGGCCGCGATCTCACTTTCCCTCAAGTCGATCAGCAGGTCGCTCAATTCGTCCGTGGACAACTCCCGCGGGTACGCCCGGCGCAACTCCGTCCGGATCATCGTCGCTTCGAATCCCCACTCTCCGTCTGCGCTCACCGACTCCCCCTCGCCTTCCTGTAGTGCCCGACGATCTGCCGGGCCGTTGCCGACCTGTAGCCGACGGCCACGTTGAACGGCTCGACCTTTATCAGCCGGTCGCCGTTCGTGTCGCTGTTGACCCTCGCGAAGAACCTCTGGCCGCGCACGTCGCACTCGACCAGATCGCCTTCCTTGATACCCGTTGTCCGCATTGACCTTCTCCGTTCCGATTGAAGGGTGACTCCCCCCATTGTATCAGAACAGATAAGTGACTGACTACCGGCCCTCGGTCATTTCCTTCCGAGCGACGTCCTGAGCTTCGCGTAAGACGGCGATCGTAGTTCGATCTCGACCGCGTAGGCCGCAGCGGCGGCGGCCAGTTCCATAGCCGCTGCCCGGCGGACAAGATCGTCCCCGTCCTTTTCAGCCATGACCAGTTCCTTCAGCCGTCGGCGAATGTAGTCCGGGGATCCAGTCAGTTCGGTGTCCACGATCAGTTCCTCCACCTGAGCGCCGACCCGCTTGCGGATCAGCCGGGCCATGCGGACCCCGACCTTCGCTTCGATTGACGACCGCTCGCCCGGGTCGGACTTTGAGATCCGGGCCACTACCCGTTGTCCCGTCGGTACAGGGCCATCTTCAGGGCGGGGTGCATCCTCGCGGCATACTGCGGGCCGGTACAGGTCGGCGTCCCCGACTTCAGCCGCAGTTCCAGCCGGTGACACTTCGAGCAGATCCAGAGCTTCGGCGGGAGGTTCTTCTGAATCATTGCTCGCCGAACCCCGGGTCGTAGCTGTCTGAATCCCAACCGTGGCGGCCGCGTGTCGGCGGGTTCATTTCGACCGGAGCCTGATCCCGCATTCCCTGAGTGAACATTTCCAGAAGCATCGCCATCTGTTGCGCGACCAGATCGTAGACCTCGGCGTGGGCGTAATCGTCGCCGACCGAGCTTGTCGAGACGTACACCTTCCGCGGGCGGCCCTTTGAGTCTTCGATCAGCCGCCGGGTCGGACTCATCATCTGTTCCTTCCAGCGGGGCGGCGGGATCGCCATCGGGATATTCTCCCGCTCGCGGAATGAGTCGAACATCGCGTCCAGCGCCTCGGTCCGGTTGACCGTAATCAGGTTCTTTTCCTCGTCGTAGCGGATCGTGTCTGACTCGGGTTGATCGTCGTAGCGGACCATGAAGCCGCGGCCCGCGTGGTCGGCGCAGAGCGTCTTCGCCAGTCGCCGCTCCGGCATCGAGTCAACGCAAAACAGGGCGACCCCGAGCTTGCGGATCAAGCGATCGACCTCGGTAAAGGTCTTCGGTTCTCCGATCCAGACCGCCCGGCGTCGGCCGTCGGGAAGGTGGTCTGAGACCCGCATGTTCAGGTCGCGCTCGGAAGCGACGTCAATCCCGGCCGTCCGCAAGTAGCGGCCGTCGTACCCGGTCGCGTTGTCGGCCAGAGCTTCCTCGGCAGACGCCGCCATATCCAGAACGTCCTCTGTCATTTGCGCGTCTTCGCTCGCCCACGGGAGACCGAGATCCGCGTTGTGGAATGCCTCTACCTCCCCGAGCTTCGTCGCCCGGGATCCGACCACGATCTGCTCAAGGTCCGTCCGGGGGACAATCAGCCGCGGGATATGGAAGCCGGGGACTCGCGACTTGCCCGCGGCCGCCGCTACCCATCTTCCGGCGTGAATTGGCCCGACAGCCTCGCCCTCCGGCGGCTCAAGCGACGTTTCGCAGGACCGGCAGGCCCGCCATGCCCGGGTGACGTCTTTGGGCGTAGCGAAGCTGTCATGCCCCGGGCGAAGCACGTTGCCCTCCCCGCCACTTTCACTTTCCCACCGCACGTTGCCCCACTCGACCGGCTGTTCGTCGGCGCACTCGGGACAGGTGACCAGCCAATGCCGCTGATCTGACTGAGTGAACTCCGCGCCGATCCCGTACCCGGGGACCGACGGCCGCCCTGCCCGCCTGAGCCGGGGGAAGCGCCCGGCCGCCTTCGCGCCCGAGAGCCGCCGTTCGGCCTGAGCGATATTCGAAGGGTCCGCTTCGTCGTACTCGTCAATGACCAGAGCGTCGGCGTCGATCGACTGAACGCCCGTCTTCGACTGAAGGCCGCGCAGCGATATGTCGCCCGCGCCGATCTGCTTCAGGGTCTTCCGACGGATCCCGCCGTCCTTCATCCGGGACCGCAGGTATTCGCTCGCTTCGATCGACGGCTCGATTCTCTGATCGCCGAAGTCGGTGACGTGGGTATCGGTCGGGAAGAAGTAGATCACGCGCTCGCCGAACTGATCGGCCCGGTGGATCGCCCATCGCCAGAGTCCAGTTGACGCGCCGACCTGAGTGGACTTCATGTAGACGACCTCGGTCGCGCTCGCGATCTCGTCTGAGTAGAACGGCTCGATCTGAAACGGGAACTGAACGAAGTCGATCGTGCCGAATCGAGACTCGGGGATCAGTTCGGCGTACTCGGCGATCGACCGGATCTGAGTCGTCTCGCGCTTGCGGTCTTCGTCCTGTTCCGACCGTCGGCGGTCGCGTAGCCCGAGTTCTTCGGAGAGGGTCGCGATCACCCCGCCCTCGGTAGGCGGCGGTGCGAACCCCTTGCGCGTGAAGGTCGTCACGCCCGGAATGCTACCCGCGTCCGGCGGCGACTAGGGGGAACCTGCCGCCCGGCCGCGCCCGACGGAGTGACAGGCGCGGCTCGGGTGACGGGTCCGCTCGGACATTGCTAAGTCGGGGGAAGGCTCCGACTTATGGGCGTAGCCCGGTGCCCGGCGGCTTTCAACAGGGGGGGACTCGACCGTCAGGCCGGGTCTGGCCGAGTTGCCCCTGTCGCGACACTCGGGCCATTCACGAACCCGAGTGAAGTCTGTAGCGCAGCCTCGCCCTGTCTTTGACTGACTAGGGCCACGGCAACGGCGGCGGGTACGCGGTCCCGCAGTCAATTTCCCACGGCCTCAAGTGGCCGCCCACGGTCAGTTCTTCGACGTTCTTTTCTGCGCTCGCCACGTCTGCCGCCGCCGCCTTACGAACGGCCTCGGCGTTCGGTCCTGCCTGCACCGCCCGTTGAATCGCTAGGCCGTACGCGACCCGGCCCTCGGCGTTCTCATACACCGCCTTACGGAGTATGTTCTGACGCTCGCAGCCCGCCCGGCCGCTGTCGGCGATCAATTGCCCCGCCCATGCGGTAGACGCATAGACGGTGACGGTCAGAAGCACGATCCAAAAGATGTTCGCCTTCCAGCTATGTCGCCAACCCATCAGAGCGTCCAATGCATCGCTTGCGCCGTGATCCAGACCGACTGCGCCAAAACGGCGAGAGTGACCACCGCGCCCACGCGCCTTGCGGTGCCGCGGTAGCGGACTCGCAGGGGGGGCGGCTTGCGCGTCTCAGCGATCATCTTCTGAATGACCACGGTCGCCGTTGGGCGGCGAGTCGTCCTGACCCCGATCCTTTCCGTTCTTTCGTTCATCGGATCTCAGCCATGACGGAAGCGCGAACAGAAGGAAGGTCAAGGGGACCAGCGACGGCGCAATGATCGTCGGGACCAGCCCCAGAACAAGCGCGGTCGTGAGAAAGATCCCCGTCAGAACAAGCAGTACGTCTCGCGCCAGTTTCCATATCTCGTTTGCGAGCGTCATTCATTGTTCAGAGTGGGGGAAGGTGTAGATCTCAGGGGTCTTCACGCCGCCCATCTTAGGGTTACGCCGCGATCGCTACCCGGCGTCAGGCGGCCGGGGGAAGCCCCGGGTGTTCGGCCCACTTCGGCTTGACCTTCGGCCGTCGCCGCTCGTCCAGCCGCTCGGCCAGATCATCGTCAAGGTCTTCGATCTCGTCAACTCGATCGACCAGCCTGAGCGCCCGCTTGCCCCGGCGTCGCCCCGCCCGCCTTTCAGTCTCTCGCTTCATCGCTTCCGACCCTTCCGCTTCCACGCTTTCGACTTGCCCGGCTTCCGCTTCGACCGGACCTTCCGCCTTCGACCCGATACTACCCGCGCCGGGTCCATCGCAATAGCGACCGGACAGCGACGTTCCCCGGAGTGCTTCAAGGCGTACCGGATCTCTCGGACCACCGCAAGCTCGACCTGAGCGTCCCGGAGTCTGACCCGGCCGTCGCGCAGGCCGCGCATGACCGCGGTCTCAAGCTCGGCCGCCTGAGTTACGCCGACCTCGGCGATCTGTCCCGGCTCGGGAGTCGCGCCCTCGTCGTCAACGTAGAGGCCCGGCAGGCGTAGCACGAAGACCCCGGTCTTCCGGAGTCTCGCGTCCTGCTCGGCCGCCGTCAGTTCAAGCAGCGGCTCCGGTTCGGTCTCCCCTGTCCCCTCGGCTTCATTCATGCTCGGGAAGGTTAGTCGGCCCCCCGGATCCCGTTCAGATCTCGGCGATCTCGTAGTCCAGCTTGCGCCATGAGGGGATTCGGAAGCGTCGCCAGAGCGCGTAAGGATCGGCGAAGGTCGATCGCTTTTCCAGTCGCAGTTCCGTGAAGCTCGACCCGTCGGTGAACTCGATCA